GTAACAGCAGACCTTTCCATCAAGCCACCTGTCACTGTATCTGTTGTATTTCTTATAACCAAGTCTCTACTAGTTGATGTAGTGCTTGGTCCTTGAACACTTACAGCAAGTGTTGAGAATAAATCTAGTATGACTTTTGGTATTTGTCTAGGCTCACCAGTCAAAGGTCCACCTTGTATAGAGGCATCAATAGGTAATGTCTTTAATGTAGGTGTAAAAGCATAGCCTATAAATGCCTGAGACAATCCACTCTTTACTGCACTAGCATCTATTGCTGCACCTGCTACAGTAAATGATCCTAAGAAATCATTACCATTAGTAGCTTTAACTACAGCATCATTAGCAAAGTGTGATCCTAAACTGCCAAAGACACTAGCACTACCACTGAATGTATCACAGAAATCCATTGGCATATCTGTTTGAAACTCTTCAAGAAACAATTTAGTTGTTCCTGAACCATCATCTCTAGCACACACAACAAACAATCTTTCATGAACTGCACATATACTATGCCATGTTCCTTCAGTATCCCACAATGTCCACCCTGCTTTTTGATCGCCTCTTACGGAATAGAATACAGCTATAGTGCCATCATTGTTTATAAGAAAGGCATATGACTCACTTCGATTCAATGCACCTTTGATTGATGTCATTTGTACTGGGTCTAATATTAAATGAGGTGCAAGACCTGACACTGCTACAGAAGTATATGCTGCTTCAGAATCTGTAAATAGAAACTCTCTCAATGCACTACCAGTTTTCTGTATAAACAAAGTCGCACCATCAAACACTGTAGGTTTTACAAATGATGCACCATAAGGAGTTTGTCTGCGTATCTGTGCGTTAGAAGGAGTAACTGGTTTATCTGTAGGTGCTTGAACAAACAACTCAGCACCAGTAGTAAAGACTTGTAAATCTCTGTTAGATACTAAATGTCTAATAGAAAAGATCTCACCTACGTTTGCAGTAAGATCAAGAGCATCATTATCTTCTGCATCACCTATATCAAAGTTAAAGAACTGTCCTGACTTACTACCCCAAATGCCATCAGGCTGTGCCAATGTACCACCAAACCATAATCTATTTTGATGAAATGTAACTGCAGCAGGATAACCTCTAAGTGGAGAATAACTTTGTTCACTAAACTCAGTAGTTGCTGCACCAGTAACAATACGAGGACTACCACCACCTATGGCACTTGATGTAGCAGTAGCACTGCTACCTGCAGTAAATTCAAATGTATTCTCATCAGGAACTGCCGTTATAGTTCTTGCACCATTTATATTACTATTAGCAATACCTCCTACTGCACCTGATCTTTCAAATGTAACTGAAGCACCAGTAGCTAAACCATGCAAAGCTTTTGTAACTCTAACTGTTCCACTACCTTCAAATGTTTTAATACTATCTATTTCTAATTGCTGTCTAATTGTACCTGCTATATTTACTGTAGCAGAAGTAGCACTTGCCACTGCAGTAACACGACAACGAGTTTCACCTATAAGTATATCAACTCCTACATGACCTGCTACAAAGTAATCAGCACTAGCAGTTAATGTTCTACTATTACCACTTGTATTATTACAAGCCATAGTCATACCTAATGGTTGGAAACTAAAGTATGGTTGAAATATATCTTCATCATCTCGTGATGTATCAAAGTTAAATGTAGATACTGTAAATGTAGTAAGTCCAGTACGTTCTAAAATCCTAGTCTGAAATGTATTGTGACATATAAACATAAGATCACCTTGCTGTGCAAAGGTAATCTCTTCAAGATAAGGTGCTGACGTTGTATTAACTAACCATGATTGGCTTGTAATTGCCTGAACAGATGCCACTGCTCCAGTAGAAGGATTGATTTGAAATATCTCTATTCGTGTATTACTAAAGGCTATTATATATTTTTCATCATCTGAAAATATAAATGGTTCTATTCTTACACTTTGTCTTAGACTTGCCGTTGCTGTAAATGATGGACTACTGCCAAAGTTAGCTAGTCTCTTAGTACCAGTTCTTTTCTTAAGACCACCCTCTGATCTAATAAAAAAGTTTCTTACCTGCTCTGCTGCATTAGTATATACTTTAGTATCTGTCCTAGATGTAAGGGCAGGACTAACTTCTCCAAACTGAAAGTTATTTAATGGCACTCTTACTCTTGCCATTTAACTTCTCCTATCAGTTATAAATCTTGATGTTGATAATCGTCTTGTTGTTTGTTGTTGTGAGTCTAGGTTTCTAGCTTTTGCCATTAACATATTAGCTTTTGTTTCCATGATTTGCATTAGTCTGTCATCTCTAGCTATAGAGGTAGCAAAGATAGATGCCAGTGAATATTGCAAGGCTAATGAAAAGTAACTAGGAAAGTTTACTTCTTCTGCTCTAAATGTATAGTCAGCTATCAATGTGTCATTAGTTGTTGAATCACTAAATACTTTGTCACCATACACAGTATATTCAATCAATCTGTCATTAATAGTTACAGCATGAAGTATAAGAAGATCACTTGGTAATTGATGTGCAATATCAAATCGACCTGTTGGTGTATCTGTAAGTTGATTTAATACAGCTTGTTCTGTAGCAAACCTCCATCTTGCAGTAGCTAATGTAGCACGAACTGTATCTTCATACATATTACTTGCTACTAATGCTTCAGTACTTGATGAGTCAAAAGATGTAATTGGTTCTGCACCTATAAGAACTAATGCCCTAGATGCTATATCGATTGCTGAATTTGCTACAGTACTTGTCATTTAAGATGCTCCCCCTACTCCTAATCTCCGTCTGTTTCTGCCACTGCAGTTCCGTCAGAGACGTCAACTGTTGTGCCATTGTTTGATAAAACAGTAACAAAGTTTGTTGTTGGTGTATTAGTATCTTGAACAATAATTAAATCTCTTACGTTCAACATATTAACTGATTCACCAGTAAAGTATCCTGCTGAATTTACTGCAGCAATCGCATCTGCTGTTTGATAAATCCATAAACATACTCCACTAGCACCACCAATTTTGTGAAGACCACTTGCACTATAAGCCATTCGACCCTCCTATGAGTTGTTGTCAAGAAGTTCATAGACACCATTGTTATCAATAACAACAGCACCCATAGACATCATTGAGGTTGCTAAGTGAGATACTTTCTCAGGAATATAGTTTAGTTCTGTACTTACGTCAGCACCAATACCTAGTCCTACTGCACTTGTATGATAGACCATATTCTTACCTGCAGTAATTGCAGCAGTTGAGAATACCTTAAATCCTAAGAATTCTTTCATACTCATGCCACCTGCAAATGGTAAATTTTGCTCACCAACAAAGTCAGATGATGCAAACTCAGTAATTAAAAATAAGTCAGCATATCCCTTTGGGTGCATAGCAATATATCTGCCACCATCTTCAGGTATGTTATTTGTACCAAAGGTCTCAAATGCACTTAGTAAGTCTGCCTTTTCTACTGCAGAACTTGTGTCATGTAATTGAGATGAGTTAGCACCTGAGTCCATAGCAGTGTATAAGATCTCGTCAGTCTTACGACCTAGAGCAGCAGCAGCACTTGTTGCTACGGCTTGTCTTTCATCTATGTTAGTCTTTAATTCATCTAACTTGTCGATAAATTCAGCAGCATAGAAGTCAGACATACTCACATCTACTGTGGTGTGTGCCAATTCCATTGGTGTTACTTGTCCATTTCTGGATTTAGTTGATGCAGTTCCAGTACCGATCTTTTGAAATCGTGCTGTACTTCCACTCACATTCGCTACAGTACGGACAGTATTTCTTAATTTACTACCCATTCTTTGATAAGCTAAATGAACTTCTGTTTCGAACTGCGTAATAAAGGCTGTGTCTATTGTGTTAGCCATTATAGTTCTCCTCAAAAAAAGTTAATGTTACATTTTATCTAGTTATCCATCTTAGCATCATCTAGTTATCCGTTAGGGCTATCAGCTAAATACTGGGCTATATTCTTTGTTTACCAAAATTTCTTCGCCTTTGCAACGTACAAATCGCAAAACTGCAAAACCATTTAACATAACTGGTGGGTCAAGTATCTCAAAACCTACAAAACTGAGCCATGATAAGGTGTGTGCATGGTCTGCAGGTACTACATTTTCTAACTGATAATATTGTTTTTGATAGTAATCAACCACTGGTTTACACCATTTAAGAAACTTTTTTTCTATTTTGTGGATATCATATGTGCCTAATGCCCATATTTTACCTATCATATTTGTATATATTGGGTTGCAACCAAAGATTAAAGCAGGATTATTATCAACCATAACTGTATAAGTCTCACCATTTGGCTCTCGTAATCCTGCCATCAATGCACGAAAAGGAGTTGCACCATGTATAATGCACTCTCTTACATCAGCATCTCGCATATTATTTTGCAGATAATCTACATGACTAAGATTAGATTTGATGATTGGGTATCCATCATAGATACCCTCACCATTAAATTCTCTTGAAGCCATCAGTCACTTCTTGAACAAATGCCCTATCTCTTCTTGTAGGATCATAGTATCTTGGATCTTTCATCTTAGCCATAAGATCTTCAATGGTTGTTTTAGATGGTGACGTTGCTTGTGGATTTATATTTGTTTGTTGCATTGATCTCTGTATAAGTTCTAATGCTTTGATTCCTTCAGCACTACTACCTAGTTCAGATACTGCATCTCTTAAATCCTCAGGGAAAAACTTATTAACAAATAACTGAGTAGCTTCTACTCTAGCATTTGCATTATCACCTAAACTTTTTTTAACTGATTCAAGGTCAGGTTGATTTGATCCAGTATGCTCTGCCCATTTAGTTATACCTTCGTTAAACTCATCTTGTGACAAACCATTCTCCCATGAATAATCTGCCCACCATTTAAGAAGAGGATTAGTTGCAGCTTCACCTTCATCTAATACTTCAGGTATTTGATAGTCACCTGAAGTGGCAGGTCTATTAGAGTAAGCTTCTGTCTCTAGTTCCTGCATAAGTCCTGCTTTTATATCTTCTTCTTTCTTACCTTTCCAAGATTCTATCTCAGAATATGACTTAGCCATATCTTCCCAAGTAGCAAACTTCTCAGGTAGTCCTTCAGGTCGAGTTGGTTCTGCTACAGATTCAGTTGTAATTGGAGGTGAGTTTACTTCTGTTGGGGTCTCTGTAGCAGATTCTGTTTGTGTTGTTTGTTCTTCACTCATTGTTTTAACCTCGTTGCATGATTGATTCTTTTAACCATTAAAGCCACTAAATATCTTTGCCCTTCAAGGTGTCTAAGTTCTGCATCTGATATATTAGCACCACTAATTGCTTCGATAGTAATTGACTTTAAATACTTTAACATCTCCGTACCATTAGGAGTTTTAAATACTGATTCTATAACTTTGGAAATTTGTTCGTCTTTTTCTTTTGATCTAGGGTATCCATCAACCCCCAAGTGTTGAGGCATTTGGTAACTCTCCTTGTTGTTGTTGCTGTTGCATTTGTTGTGCCATCTGTACTAGCTGTTGTCTTTCGTCTGCATCTCTAATTAAATTATCAGGAACACCAAACTTCTTAGCTAAATACAGTGCAGTTTCTTCTGAAGATATTAATATATTTAAAATCTCAGGACCGAATGAACCACTGACAGTTTGTAGGAATCTATTCAACGACACAATATCTTGATTGGATTGTGCTTGTGCAAGGGGAGAAACACTTCGTATCTTAACTTCTCTACCATTAACTGTCGGCATTTCTATCCGACCCTGCTTCTGTAATATATAGACTACCCTTTGCAGTAATGGCTGTACCATTTCAGATTGCAGTCTGCCAAATGCAGAGCCTATCTTACGAGATAGATCTGCCATACGTTCTGCAACTTCGGTAGCTGATGCAGGTGTTTTATTTGGATCACCTAGCATATCATTATACAAAGCTCTCTTTATATTATTTCTCATGTCATTTAAAATAAGATTAGCAACATCAAATGATCCTGCTGCTCTAATTGGTTGTAGTCCTTGTGAGTTTGGTGCTTTAGGAATGACAGTTCCAGGAACTAGGTTTATAGTATCCACATTAATTATACCATCATCATCAATCTGATAGATACCTGATATAGCCATTTGTGCATTTTCAAGTATCATTTCTATTGTAAGATTGCAGGTCTTGATTGCACTAAGAGCATTTAATGCAGGACCTCTGCCATAGACTTCGCCTGATGCTTTGCTCCATCTAAAAGCTATAAATGGATTTGATCCAACACCAGTATAAATTTCTGACATAATCATAACTTTTTCATTTATATCTATGACATAGTAACCATACTTTTCTTCATTAGGATCATCATATAAACGACATGATACTTCGAGTATCTTTGTTTTACCTTCAGGACTTCTGCTTATTTTTTCTGCCATTTGTGGAGTAAGAATACCATTAGGATAAGCAACTGGTATATCTTCGTTCTTCATCATACGTTCACGATACACATGATCAACCTTGCCATCAGGTCCAGTATCTAAAACAACATGAGGTAAAGGTATTGATTGGAAACGAATTGGATTGACTGCATCACCTTCCATGACACAGATAACTGCAGTACCAAGTGCCAAGTCTATAAAGCATTCATGTATCTCTTGAGCAAAGTTTGATGTCTGCAGTATCTCAAATACATAATCTGTGACACCATCAAGTGCATTATTAACATCATCTTTTTCTTCTTCAGGAACTTCTTGTCCAGTAACAAAGTCTGCCCATCTTGCAAAGTTAGGAGTTAGTCCTGACTGTAGTCTTGATGCAAATTCTTGAATACCTACGACTGCAGTCTCGTCAAAGATCTTGTCATCTTTTCTTTCGCCTACTGAAAAGTTTTTAAATCCTTGTCTTTGAGGTAAGCAATACTCATAGATTTCATCATAAAGATCTTCAAAGTTAAGCCTTACAGCCTGAGCCTTCTCATAGCTTTGAAGCATTTGTTCTACAGTTTTCTCGTGCATTAGTTATCGTATTCGTTATAGAAACCTATGCCACCACCTGAACCTCTGAGCAAAGATCGTCTACCACTACCTTTTCTTTTTCGAGTTATATTTTCTTCAAGAACCTCTTGTCTAGCATCAACTCTCTTTTCTGTCTCAACTTCTTTAACTGCTTCTCTTTCCATCTCTTCCTCTTTCTCCTCTTTAGTTGGAGGAGGAGGACTTGATCTGCCACCACCTATACACATAGCATCTCCTTTACATTCTTGCCCATAATCCCTGCCTTTTCTGATGTTTAGGTCTGCGATTAAAGACATCATATTCTACTCTAGCATTAAAGGTTTCAATCTTTTTGTTCATGCCTAGTACTTGCCTTCCTTCGCCTGACCCTAACATCAAATATTGCATGGCATCATGAATATGTGAGTATCGATCTTTAAGAGGTTTATCTTCATATCGTTCTCCTGACACTTGCATACGACGATATTGATAACCTCCCTCAAACCCTTTTACCAATTCTTTACACCTAAAGTCAATCAATAATCCTGAATTGCCATCAACCATTCTATTTAATACAGATGCAACAGACTCAATTCTTAAGGCAACATCATTACTTGTTGTAGGTCTAGCACTTAATCCTGCACCTCTTAATATCTGAAAAGGTGTAGATTCATCAGTCTGTGCCCTGAAGTCACCTGAAGGATCTCCATAAATATGTACTTCACAGTTGGCATATCGTGTGGCTATCTCTGCCCTTAACAATTCTGCAAACCTAACAATACCCATATCAAAAGCTACTATCTCTTGCAGTATCAACCATCTGCCTCTTACCTTTTGTCCAAAGACTGCAGCAGGAGTTAAACCAAAGTCCAATCCAATATATAACGGAACACCATCAGCTACTGGTATTTCTTCTTTAGCTACATGAGTATCATGCACAAACATATTATAAACTGGCTTACCATCTTGGATACTACCAAGTCTGTTCATTACATATACATCTATCCAACTCTTAGTCTTACCTTGAACCAAGTTAGGATAATATGATTCCAATATATTTAATCTGTTCTCTGCTTTTTTATTTGGCTTGTATCCAGTAACAGCACCATCTTCATCTTTCTCTTCTATCATACCACTAGGTTGTGTGAAGAACTGCCAGTTGTCAGGCTTGACTAACATACGACTTTCTTCCAAAGAAATATGATCAGGCACTGGAACTTCGCCACTCATGATAGACCACCAGTGATCTTCTTCAGGACTGTTAGTATCACAGATAACACCACTCCAAGTTGCAGCACCATCTTTCACACTAGGATATCTGCCAACCCTCATAGTACAAGCATCAATAATTGACTTAGGTATTTCCCTAGCCTCGTTGACCCATACACCAGTAAGTTCCAATGAAAGTAATTTTTTTACATCTTCAGGTCTATCAAGTGCTAGGAATATAACTTCCATATCCAAGTCACCTGCTGTTATCAAATGAGTGTAAGGAACAGACCACATAAACTTTCCCCACTCATTCTCAGGAAACCAATCAAGCCAAGTCTTAATAGTGGTTGTTCTTAGTTGTGGGTTAGTGTTTCTAATGATTGCCCATCTGCTTTTTCTCTTACCATTCTTATCAGGCTCTTGCATTAAGGCTCTACGAAATATTTCAATACTACAAGCTACTGACTTGCCACTACCAACTGGACCTCTTATGCCACGAAAGAAAGTATTATCTTTCATAAAGTCCTTGATAACTTGTCCATCAGGTTTGTATTTAAATTGTATCAATGTGAGTATTAACTCCGACTCTAAGAAGAGTGTCCACAGTCTCAGGACCAATAACAGCTATTACTTTGTCGGCTTCCCTATCAGTACAGAATTGTTCAGGGTGGTGTTTCAGGTGAACTCGCTTCACCACTTCTCTAAGTATTCGTCTCTCTTCAATCTTGAGAGTATGTAAGAATGTCATTTAACAACTCGTGTCTTACGATTCACTTGTTTCTCGTGAAGTACCTTACAGTACTTGTTATAAAAAAAATTACCTAGCTTATTAAAAAATTTAAATAGTTGGAAGTATATATCAATCATTTTCTATCCTATGAATAAGATCTATAGCTTTTCGTTTTGCTTGCAATCTTTTTGGGCTGTTTAGATACTTGTTTATTTCTTCTAACTGCTCTGCGTTTAGCAGCCGTAGTGGCTTTGTATTCAGAGTCCGATAAAGCTTTAATTGCTTTCTCAGGTAGATAACGTTCGCCAGTTGCCTTACTCCCTTGTGTACTAGGTTTA